GCGGTTTGGACAATAGAAATAGTAAAAGTCGATAAAACAATCGTCCATTACTGGGTATTTTGGTGTTGTCATGCGTATAATTGCCGCTGTATCCACGCTGTAAGTGTCGCCCGGTAACACTTCATCCACGTAAAACGGGATGAGCTTGCCCGCGTCGAACGTTGTCAAAATCGTCTGCTCTCGATTGAATCGCGTTCTGCTTGCTTTCATCTGCGGAATCTGGTTGAAGTGCCGCTCGTTATTCCTGTCCATTCTTCATCTCTCCTTCTTTTGGTGCTTCTTTTTGTGCTTCTTTTTGCATCTCCTGCAGTGTCATGGCGTTTGCCTGTGCTGTTGCAATCATGCGATGATATTCGTGGATGTTCTGTGGCCATCCGGTAATATCTACTTCTGTTCCGTCCAATGCTCCCTGTGAAAGGCTCTGCATAAACTCTGGGTCGAAGCTTGCTCTGCGGACAATGTTTTTGATGTCGCATTCATCTGAGTAGCTTTCAATTTCTGCTTGGATATCGATACTTTCAGTTTCCTGCAAGTATTCTTTACCTTCTTTGTCTTTTGCCCATACGTATTGTTTACGCTGTGTTTCTCCTGATGCGGAAAAGAGGGGCTTTCGCCCCTCTTCGTATCTCTTATTCATCCTCTTTTCCCTCCCATGCTTTATCGTTCATGTTCCGGAATTCGCCGGTTTCGTCTTCAAACTCTGCCAGCTTATAGCCTACATAGTCAGCCGGGGACTGGCCGATAAATGTGCTCTTGTCCTTCTGCATCACGTTGCACATTCGTGCAAACGTGTTGTTGTTTTTGCTTTCGCCTACCCATGCGTAGCATTTTGCAATTTTGTCGTAGATACCATAGTAGCCGTGAATCATTTCTTTTCCTTTCTTTTAGAGCCGAATTCCGCCGCGCATTGGTTTCTGACTCAGGTTGATACTTTTCGTTTTTCGCGCGGTCACGTTGAACATATGCTTGTCTTTTGCGCTGCGCATTACTTTACGATGTCGTCCCATTATAGTACCCCCTTCTGGTAAGCTCCATCTCGATTGCGTTGGCAAAGCTTTTGCACTGCCAGATTTCATCTATCATCTTTTTTGCGGTTTCAATCTCGCTGACTTTTCGCAGCAGTTTGTAATCGTTCTCAATCTCTTTGTATTTCTTTTCAAGCATTTCGGTTAGGTTTTTTTCGGTCTGGTCTCTGACATTCCATGATTTTGTAATCATTTTTGTTTACTCCTTTTCGTTCGGCTGATCGTGCAAGGCATGATAAATCTCGTCCAGCTTTTCCAAGATTCGCATCATAATTTCGATTGCCTGTTTCACGTCTTTAATGGAAATCAGTGCCATTTTTACACCCCCTTTCTGTATGCTTTGGTGCGCGTGTCGATGTGTACCCATGTATTGTATACGATGATGCCACATCCACTTGGGATGATTTTTTTCAGTTTGTTGGCTATTTCAATTGCTGTCATGCCATCAACCCGAATGTCTGCGGCCATTCCCCGCATATGGTATGAGTACTTTGCACCGCCTACCGCTTTATTCCTTGTCGGTGTTCTGTATCCACTGTTTATGTATACCGGTTTTCCGACTTGGTTTCTGAGAATGTCCAGAATTGATACAAGATAGCTATCGATGAAAACCACCTGTGAACCATCTTTGCATGCAAATTCTTTTACTTTAAAGTGTTTGCCAACTTTTTCGTTTGCGTCTGTATCCATGATATAGCATTTAATCATTTTTGTCAATCCTCTCTTTCTTTCTGGCTCTATTCTACTTCTTGTCAATGCCTTTTTCAACGTTTTACTTCTTTTGTAATAATTTGTAATTTTCACTGTGCAAATTGGCAAGGTTGCCGCAGGCAATTTTGCCTTTTGCACAGTTGCCCGCGGCAGGCGACTTTTCAACAGTTTCCACATACTTTTCAACATTTCAACATTGTTAAACTTTAGCACAACAGAGCGTTTTAACATTTCAACATTTTTTCAACAAATCTTTCAACGGTTGTTTTTACTATTTTCTAACGTTCTAACGTTCAAAATTACTTGTTTTCAACTTTTCAACGTACTCTACTACTACGGCTACAACAAGTTATATAATAATACGCGTGCGCGTGTGCGCGCGTCTACGCGTGCGCGTGTGCGCGCGAATAAAGCCCAGTACCTTACTTGATAGGTACTGGACTTGGTGACACTGATTAGAGAATTCCACACTTTTTCGTTTGTTTTTTTGTAACACGTTCTTTTGTTTCTAACTGTGTTTTGTAGTCTTTGCCTTCAAGCTGCAATCTTTTTTGTTCGATTGCCTTTCTTTTTCTGTTCTGCTTGATTCTCCACAGCCTTTCCGGGTTTTCTTTTTCCATCATCTTTTCATAGTATCGCGGTATTTGCGCCTGTTTGCCATTGGTGCACTGAATGTAGCCTTGTTTCCAGATTTCTTCTTTGTGTTCTTGATAGTATGCATCTCCTAGCCCCGGTTTAAGTGACATACACGCGAATGGCTTTTGCTGTCCTAATTCATAGTAGGCATTTGCTTTCTGGCCGTCAATTTCGTACATCTTTTTTGTTACGTATCCTGCAACATATCTATATGTCTGAGGTACTGCTTGTGCGATTTGAATTTGACCGTTTCCCCATAGTTTTTGCATCCATTCACTTGTGTAATAACCGTTATGTTGAATTTTATACAGTTGTTTCAGGTCTGTTGGCTGCCATCCGTATAGTATCATATGGTAGTGTGGTCTTGCTGTTTGTTCTCCGTATTCTCCTGCACAGAAGAACCTTAATTTTGATTTGTATGCTTTTCTGAGCCTTTTTAAGAATTTTTGCACGTCTGTGTATAGTAGTGTTTGCACACTTTCCGGTGTTTTTTTTCCCGGCTTCCATACATATTGTACTTTTCTCATAATTTCACCTGTACTAAGAATCATTCCTGGTACGTGCTCATCATCGTATGTTAATGTTATAAACCATACTTGTTCTTTCGGCCATTGTCGCGCCTCTAGTTCAATTCTTGTCGTCCAGTCTTCTCTTTGTTGAATCCTGCATCCTATGCATTGTCCGCACGGTATTAGCATAACTTTTGGTTCATACATCAAATCTTCATATTTTAATTTTTTGCCCACTCTTTCAGAATAGCGGGCAAGTGAATACACCTGCCCGCTAATTTCTCTGTCTTCTGGGCTGTATATCCGTATTAACGGCTTATAGCAGCTCATTTTTATTTTCTCCTTCCTGCTCCACCACCGGCTCTGTTTCTATTACCTGTGATGTTGTCAATTCCGTGCCCATTTCTTACGTTGTCCATGGCTTTGTTCATGTTTCCTCTTAATTTTTCGCCTGCTTTTCTGCCTGCTCCGATTGCGTTGTCGATTGCGTTTCCTGTGTTTTTGCCGATGTTGGATAGTGTTTTCTGCAATCCTAGCGGTGTCATTCCTGTACTGCTAAGCATTTGATTCCAGCTTTGTGCTGCGTTGTACCAATCACTTTGCGACCAACTTTCACTTGAGTATGAGTTGGGTACAAAGCCGCTTGCTCTGCTTACTCCTAGCGCACTTGACGATGGTGCACCCATGCTTGCACCTGAAATCGTTCCTGCGCTCCCTCCTGGTGTGCTTGCGCCGCCGTTCTGGAATGCTAATATAGGATTGAGTCCAGCTTCTTTCATGTCCGCAACTGCTCTTTGATAGGCTGTGTTAGACATGTGTTCTTGCCATTCTCTGTTTTTCATTGCTTCCGTCGAGTTAAAGTTCATTGCCACGCTGTTTTCGATGTGATTATATACGCCTTGCATAATTGCGCCCAGTGTGTTATAGCCCATCTGTTGCAGCATAGATTTTTGATTAAATTGGCTTTGTCTCTGTCCTTCTGCGTTCTGATATTGGTATGCTCCTTTCAGATACTGCATTACTTGTTCGTCATTTGTTCCGGATTTGCTCATACTCTGACTGCTTCCGCCGCCTTGCTGTGTGCTTCCGCCCTGGCTTTGGCTTTGTCCTACTTGTCCCCATGCGCCGAACGCATTTCCTAGTGCTCCTACTGCGTTTGCTACCGTTCCAACCGTTCCTGCAACGCTTCCAAGTGTTCCTAGTGCTCCTAAAAGTGAAAATGCCATTTTTAAAATAGCCGGGATTTCTCCCGGCTTCCTCCTTTCTTACAGCTTGTATAGCCCCGGCACGCTGTAAAGCGGCATCCGGCGAGTTGTTCTGTTTGCTACGCGAATTGCTCCAAAGAATTGCGGCTCATCCTCTACAATTAGTGTCCTTGCAATTTCTGCTTTTCCTTCTGCCATCCACTCTTGCGACAGTGTAGGAACTGCTGAGTAGTTGTCTGCATAGTGCCAGAAATCGAGTGTCCCCGTTGCGTTGCTTCGCATTAAGCCGCTTACACGGTTTGGCTTCATCCGATAGTCTGCCCATGCTTCTTGATAGCCAAAGGTTTGATCATCGGTTGTATCGCCTGTGAGCATGATTTCTTTCTTTTTTACTGGCTG